ACATCTGTTCCCACAAACTGTCTCATACAATCGGTTTACGAAGGAAGAATTAGGGACTGCAAAAAAAGCTTAAAAACAATTGCAGAAGAGTACAAAAAAAGAGGATGGAAAGTAAAATTATATGATTTTACATTAATCATTAAAACAAACTCGCCAGACAATTCAAAATATATATATTTAATTCACGAACCTGAATATTAATATGAGAAACAAAACGATAGCAGTAATAGCAGACAAGAGAACGGGCGCTATTAAATCAATAGAAACCGAAATACTCGTACCAGAAAAAGAAATAGAAGCCGAAATGAAATGGGAATGCATGCAAGCAATAAAAAAATGCATAGACAAAAAGAAATACAAAATTATTAACATAAATACTTACCTTTATGACTAAAGAACAAAAAGAAAAATTAATCACAGCCGTAGTTACCTTCATTACTACAGTATTAAGCATTTTATTTTTACAGGCCTGTACTATGAGTATGAGCATTGCAAAAAATAATAATGGAACTTTCGAACAGAGACAAGAAAACAGTACTAGTGTAGATAGTACGAAATTTTATAACAATTTTAATAGATAAAAATTATGAAAGAAAACGGAATGAACCTATTCAGGGTAGAAAAAACAAAAGTAAACGAGGAAGAAAAATTCGTAATCGTATGCGGAAAGTATAGAGCTTCAAAGCTAGAATTCAACACAGAAGAAGAAGCGAAAGAATATATCGAATTGCAAATCGATTGGGATATGTTAGTGACAATTGTAGGACAACTAACAGAACATATCGCTGAGAAAAAAGTAAAAGAAGTATTAAACAATAAACAGTAAAATTATGGTAAAGAAAACTATAGGAAAGAATACGCTAGGTGACAACAACAAAATGAAAGTTGCCATGCGAAATTATGAGAGAAGTACACATAACCTCTCATATGTATGGAGAAACACACAAGCACCTGGAACACTAGTGCCATGCATGAAAATATTAGCAACACCAGGCACAACTTTCAAAATAAAGATAAATGAGCATATCCTAACACACCCAACAGTAGGGCCGTTGTTTGGGTCGTATAAATTCCAAGTAGATTTATTCACAGTACCAATCAGACTATACAATGCTCTACTGCATAACAACGCTCTGAATGTAGGGCTAGAAATGAGTAAAGTAAAATTTCCAAAATTTAAATTACAATTAAGTACCGCAAGCTCAAAAAATCCATGGAGCTCAAGCTCTCTACTGACCTATCTGGGATGGAGAAATAAGGGTAGGCAATTAAATGGAACGTCCGCAGTAAAGTTTAACGCAATACCCGCAATTGCATATTACGATATTTTTAAAAACTATTATGCAAACAAGCAGGAAAAAAAATTTTACGTAATAGGGGCAGACCAACAATACACGTTGAAAAATCCTAATACGCTAGAGTCATCTTATAACCTAAGATACGGAAGAGAAGACTCTGACTCAACAGTATTAATAGATGATAATACCTTTCAAAACAAATTTTGGGGTACGGATAGAAACGTATATCTGTACATAAAAAACGGATCTGAAATAAAAACAGACGATTTTTATATAGAATATAAAGTTAATAACAACGCAACTCAAAGTGCAATAAGAGGTGAATTATTCGATGGGGGAGTAGTGAAAGGAAATTACAAAAGATATAGATGGAAAGGATTAGACGGTGTTACTTCAAGTCAATTAATACAAATTATAGCGCTAAAATCAGACGATATATATTTAAAAATCAACAGCCACGAATTAAGAGACATTGACGAAACAAGAGAACAAATTTTGTCACTAGGGGCAGCAGAAGGGACTATTACACCGGACAAAGAAACGGGCGGAAACCTCACAAAAAAATATCTAACCGACCTGATTTCATACGAAAATAGCTATTTGAGTGATGCGCCACAAGTGGGACTAGCATTAAAAACATACCAGTCAGATATTTTTAACAATTGGATTGATACAGAATGGATAGACGGGGAAAACGGAATCAATGCTATTACCGCAGTAGATGTATCCGACGGGAAATTAGAACTAGATACTCTAATTCTAGCAAAAAAAGTGTACAACATGCTAAACAGAATAGCAATCAGCGGGGGTACATATAATGATTGGATTGAAACAGTATATACAACAGATTACGTAAGTAGAAGCGAGATTCCCGAATATCAGGGCGGAATGTCAAGCGAAATTCAATTTCAAGAGGTAGTAAGCAACAGTGCAAGCGAAGGAGAACCGTTAGGAACTCTAGCAGGAAGAGGAATTAACACGTCGAAAAAAGGTGGAAACGTCGTAATCAAGGCAACAGAACCAAGCTATATAATTGGAATAGCAAGTATCACACCAAGGGTAGATTACTCTCAAGGGAATGATTTTGACATAATGTTAGACAATTTAGACCAGATTCACAAGCCACAGCTCGACCAAATAGGGTTTCAAGACCTACTTACATGGAAAATGGACGGAAACTCGCTGGCATTCTACGACTCAAAGGTTAAAGAATTTAGCGTAGGAAAGCAACCTGCTTGGTTAGATTATATGACAAATTACAATAAAACATACGGAAATTTTGCTGCAAACAATTCCGAGGCGTTTATGGTGTTAAATAGAGTCTATGAAACTAAATGGGAAAAAGACAACCCTACAATCAATAGTTCGACATATATAGACCCACAAGCATACAATTATGTATTTGCAGACACAGACTTACGTAGTATGAATTTTTGGGTACAATTAGGATTCGATATCGAAGCACGAATCGTAATGAGTGCCAAGGTAATGCCAACATTATAAAAAAAACAAATATGAAAACAATAAGAGTTTTATACAAAAGCAGCCTACAGACAGAGCTGACAGAAGGAGAAAGATTGGAGTGTAAAATAGAAAGAATGACGGAAAACAGTGAACCTATAGGGGAAACAGCGCCATTAATATACACACCAAGAAAGGATGGAGTAATTGCAGCGTACGATATTAGAACGGATAAGTGGGATATTGCTTTAGACGCGATGAGTAAGGTTAACAAAACAAGGGGTCAAATTGTTAACTTAGGTGGAATGAACGAAGCAAAAAAAGCCGTAGCCGACGGCACTATTGAAGCTCAAGAGCTTAATTAGTGTTAAGTATAACTTAGGTCGGATAAAACCGATACGTGTAAAATGAACGACCTAGGAAACCAAGATTTCCACGGAGACTGCCGGAAGAGTTGTCTAGTATGTTTACCGTGGAAATCCCTTTAAAAGGGGCGGTACGCACGTAGCATATATTATCTAGTATATAATGTAAACGCTTTAAAAAGCGCGGAAATAAATGTAAATTATTATTATTATGGGATTTATCAAAAACGCATTAGGAATGATAGGTGATGCAGCAACAGGTGGACTAGCAAGCGGAGTTAGTAGTTTTATAGGTGGATTATTCCAAGGGTCAACACCAAACCAAAAGGAATTAATGGACCTACAGCACAAGTACGAGCTAGAAAACATGGATTACCAAGCTAAATTAAACGAACAGATGGCACAGGCTAATCAAAAGAGACAGGACCAATACTTTAACATGACCGCAGAATACAATTCAGCGAAAAACCAAAAAGCCAGATTAATGGAAGCAGGATTAAACCCTGCGCTAATGTACGGGCAAGGTGGAGCAGGGGGGTCTTCAACAGGAAGTACAGGTGGTGCACAAGGAAGTGGTGTAGGACTATCACAAGCACAAGCTGTAGGGATGGGCTTACAAATGGAGCAGATTAAAGCACAAACCAAACTAATGAACGCGGAAGCAGCTAAAGCATACGCGGACGCAAGTAAAACCAAAGGAGTAGATACAGATAAAGCAAAACAGGATATTGCAGAGAGCGAAGCAAGAATCGATGAGATAATAGCAAAAATACCTTCAGAAAAACAACAATATTACGTAAGCAAGGCACACGAAGAAGCACTTAAGGCAAGCAAATTACTAACAGAAGCAGCTGCAGCAAAAACAGAAGAAGAAAGAAAGGTACTAGCTGTACAGCAGCACGTATTATTCAAGGAAGTAGATAAGATGGTAGCGGAAATCGAAGGAGTAGGATTAGATAACGACCAAAAGAAAATTATCAAAAACTCATTACAAAAAAGCATAGATGCTCATATATACCTAAATACAGCTCAAGCAATAGCCGCAGAAGCAAACGCAAGGTTTTCGAACGAAAATATAAAAACCATCGAAGGACAGCTACAATTATGGGCAAAACAGGCCGAAAATTGGGAAGGACAAAGAGAAAACGTCAGAAAACAAATCGAGGAACAAGTGAAGCAATGGGCGCAAGAAAACATGTTCGAAGGGAAAAAAGTAGACTTAGAACAAACAAGAACCATCGCAGATATAGTTCTAAGAAGTTTAGAGAGTGTACAAAAGATAGGGCAAATAATAGGAACATCAATGATTAAATAATATGTGCTTATATCCAAGGTTAATACCAAATCCAAAATACAAAACATCAAAGAAGAGAGGGTACTATAAGCCCTCTCAACATGATAGTAGACTGAATTATGTGCCAGTAGCTTGCGGAAAATGCTACGAATGTAGAAAAAAAAGAGCAAGAGAATGGAAAATAAGATTAGCAGAAGAAATCAGACATGAGAAGAGTTACTTCGTAACATTAACCATAGATGACGAAAACTTAGAAAAAATCAAAGACGAATTAGAAATCAAAGAAACAAAAGGAAACGAAAACAGTATAGCAACAGCAGCACTAAGAAAATTTCTAGAGAGATGCAGAAAGAAAACAAAAAAATCATTAAGACACTGGTGCGTAACAGAACTAGGAGAGGATAATGGAAGAATACACTTGCACGGGATATTTTTCGGAGAGAACGCAGTTCAATTAATCATTGAAAAATGGAAATACGGATATGTATTCATAGGAACATTTGTAAACGAAAGAACCATAAACTACATAACCAAATATATGTTAAAAGACGACATTAACAATAGAGAATTCAGCGGAAAAGTATTAACCAGTCCAGGAGTAGGAGCTAAATACTTCGAGAGAGACGACTGGAAATTCAACAAGTACAGAGGAGAAGATACGAGAGAATATTACGTCTTTAGAAACGGCACAAAAGCAATGTTGCCCAGATACTACAGGGAAAAAATATATAGCGAAGAAGAAAGGGAAAAGTTATGGATACAAAAACTAGACAAAGGAGATACCTGGGTAATGAATGAGAAATGCAAAATAGACTCAGAAGAGTACAAAAACTTATTAGAATATCATAGAATACGAGCGATACAATTACACGGAGATAACGAAATATTATGGAAGGAAAAACAATACTGGAAGAGATTAGAAAAACAAAGAACCGCATATAGGAAGAAAAAACATACACAAAAATACATAAATAGAGAAACAGCAGAATATATCAACAACTACGAAATCGGAAGGTGTCCCTTCTAGTCAACGAAAGCACGCTCGACCCAGTCGAGACGTGTAATAGTATCAGGCTGTTCTTTGTCTCGGCAAAGAACCAAACCGACCCCTTCTCTCATTTTTTATCGGCTACCGCCGAAGGGACAGGAAGATACAAGGGTCGGAGCAAGAAAAGAAAGGTTAAGGAAGATTCAAGCAATACTTTCGGAGAAATGTTAAAGAAATGTTAAAGTCAGTCATTTATTTGGTTGACTCATATTTTTATGTTACCTTTGTGGTGTGAGAAAGAAAATAACACCAATAATAAACAAAAATTTTACAATTATGGAAAAAGAAATAATAGTAAAAAACAAAAAAAACGATTCATACAAGCTAATACTCAAGGTAGAATTAGATGAAGAAGATGAATTATTATTAAAAAAAAGATTCAACCTACTTGCGTTAAGCGTAAAATTAAGTAACGAACAAACTGAGATACTAGAAACGCTATTCGGATATTATTGGTACAGAGATTGCGAAATTAATATAAATAAAAAAATATGAATAAAGTTTACAGCGTGTTAAGAATAGACGATTGGGAAAAAGCTCAATCGGTTTACGAAGGAAGAATTAGGGACTGCAAAAAAAGCTTAAAAACAATT